GAAAGGGGAATGGAAGCTTATGAAAAAAATAATTAAAAAGAAGCATAGATTAAGTAGAGAAATCTTAAGTAACCCTTTCCCAAATGAAAATCTAAAAGAACGTTTGGTACGTTCAAAAGCAATTGATTATAAAGATAACTGTGATTTAGAAGATTTGGGAAATGGCTATATGAAAATTTCTCCCAAAGATGAAAAAAAGTTATTAAGGTTATAGTTTCATATTAGCATCTCAATCTGAGGTGCTTTTTTCATACCCATTTTCAGGAGGTGATTATTTGAAAGTACCAATAATATCAAAGTTATTCAAATCAAGAGACAAACCTATGAATAACTTTTGGAATAATTCATATAGCTTTTTCTTTGGAGGAACTACCAGTGGTAAAACCGTTAATGAAAGAACAGCAATGCAAACAACAGCAGTGTATGCTTGTGTTAGGATTTTAGCTGAAGCAGTAGCAAGTTTACCTCTTCATACCTATAAATACAACAAAAATGGAAAAGAAAAAGCAATAGATCATCCTCTATATTATTTATTGCATGATGAGCCAAACCCAGAGATGACTTCATTTGTGTTTAGAGAAACACTTATGAGTCATCTTTTATTATGGGGAAATGCTTATGCTCAGATTATTCGTAATGGTAAGGGAGAGGTAATTGCTATTTATCCACTGATGCCAGATAGGATGAGGGTTGATAGAACAAAAAATGGGGATTTATTTTATGAATATCAAACAGATAAAGGGAATGTAACACTTTCTAGGTGGGAGGTAATGCATATTCCGGGTCTTGGATTTGATGGACTTATTGGTTACTCACCAATTGCTATGGCTAAAAATGCAATTGGTATGGCAATAGCTACTGAGGAATATGGAGCAACTTTTTTTTCAAATGGAGCAAATCCAGGAGGGGTTCTTGAACATCCAGGCGTAGTAAAAGACCCTAAAAGAGTTAGAGAAAGTTGGAATAGTGTTTACCAAGGAAGCAAAAATGCTCATAAGATTGCAGTTTTAGAAGAAGGAATGAAATTTAAAAGCATTGGTATTCCACCAGAACAAGCACAGTTTCTTGAGACAAGAAAATTTCAGATTAATGAGATAGCTCGGATTTTTAGGATTCCACCTCATATGATAGGTGATCTTGAAAAATCGAGCTTTTCTAATATAGAACAGCAATCTTTAGAATTTGTAAAATATACTCTTGATCCTTGGGTTATTAGGTGGGAGCAGGCAATGCAAAAAGCATTACTATCTAAAGCTGAAAAGAAAAAGTATTTTATCAAACTAAATGTAGATGGATTACTCAGAGGAGATTACGCTTCAAGAATGCAAGGCTATGCAATAGGAATACAGAATGGATTCTTAAGTCCAAATGATGTGAGGGAATTAGAAAATATGAACACTACCCCACATGGAGATGTTTATTTGGTAAATGGTAATATGCTAAAACTCGAGCAAGCTGGTGCATTTGCAAAAGAAAAGGAAGGTGGGAAAAATGAAACGTAAATTTTGGAACTGGGTTAAGAATGAAAGAGAAAGAACTCTTTTTCTAAATGGAGAGATATCAGATGAAACATGGTATGGAGATGAGGTAAACCCTAAGCTGTTCAAACAGGAGTTAAATTTGGAGGATGGTGATATAACAGTTTGGATTAACTCTCCGGGAGGAGATGTTTTTGCCGCTTCACAAATTTACAATATGCTCATGGACTATAAAGGAAAAGTAACAGTAAAGATTGATGGCATAGCGGCAAGTGCAGCATCAGTAATTGCTATGGCGGGAGAAGAAGTCTTAATATCTCCTACAGGTCTTATTATGATTCATAACCCAATGACTATAGCTTTTGGTGATACTGAAGAGATGAAAAAAGCGATCCAAATGCTTTCTGAGGTTAAGGAGAGTATCATCAATGCTTATGAAATTAAAACAGGTCTTTCAAGAGTAAAATTATCTAATCTTATGGATGCAGAAACATGGTTTAATGCTAAAAAAGCCGTTGATCTTGGATTTGCAGATAAGATTCTGTTCTCAGATGGGATGGATAATTCTTTAGCGATTGAGAGTATATCCTTTAGCAACATAGCTGTGGTGAATTCACTTTTAAGTAAGATTCCTAAGAAGGAAAGAAAACAAGATGGCATACCAATAGAAAATCTCGATAAAAGATTAAATTTACTAAAAATATGAGGAGGAATTTAACATGAATAAAATTTTAGAACTAAGAGAAAAAAGAGCGAAGGCTTGGGAAACTGCTAAAGCATTTCTTGATAGCAGACGAGGGAGTAATGGGCTAATATCAGCAGAGGACACTGCTACATATGAAAAGATGGAAGCAGAAGTTGTAAACCTTGGAAAAGAAATTGATAGGCTTGAAAGACAAGCTGCCATTGACTTGGAACTTTCTAGACCAATTAACACACCAATTACTACAAAGCCTACATCTACTGGAGAAACGAAAACTGGAAGGGCATCAGATGAATACAGAAAGGCCTTTTGGAATCTTATGCGTAATAAAAGCAGTTATGAAATTCAAAATGCCCTAGAGATTGGAACAGACAGTGAAGGTGGATATCTTGTACCTGATGAATTTGAAAAAACATTGGTACAGGCTCTAGAGGAAGAAAATATATTCAGACAACTTGCGAAGGTGATCACAACATCATCAGGAGATAAAAAAATACCAGTAGTATCATCTAAAGGTACAGCTTCATGGGTAGACGAAGAAGGAGTGATACCAGAATCAGATGATACATTTTCTCAAGTATCTATAGGAGCATATAAACTTGCTACCATGATTAAGGTATCAGAAGAGTTACTTAATGATAGTGTTTTTAATCTACCTAATTATATAGCTAGAGAATTTGCTAGGAGAATTGGAGCGAAGGAAGAAGAAGCATTTTTTATAGGTGATGGAGTAGGAAAACCTACTGGAATATTTAATGAAGTAGGTGGCGGAGAAATTGGAGTTACTGCAGGAACACAAACATCTATTAAACTAGATGAAGTGATGGACTTATTCTACTCACTTAAATCACCATACCGTAAAAAAGCAGTATTCGTTATGAATGATTCAACAGTTAAAGCAATTAGAAAGTTAAAGGATGGAAATGGTCAGTACTTATGGCAACCATCAGTTAGAGCAGGAGAGCCAGATACAATACTAAATAGACCAGTTAAAACATCAGCCTATGTTCCAACAATTGAAGCTGGTGCTAAACCTATAGCCTTTGGAGATTTTAGTTATTACTGGGTGGCTGATCGTAAAGGCAGATCATTTAAAAGATTAAACGAACTATATGCAGCAACAGGTCAAGTTGGGTTTATGGCAAGCCAAAGAGTAGATGGAAAGCTAATACTACCAGAAGCAATTAAAATTTTACAGATGAAAGCTTAGGTGATGGATTATGAGTAATGTGAAAAACTATGCAGAGCGTGGAGGAGAAAAATGGATTGTAAATGGTATTTTAGAAGTTACAGCCAATGGTCAAATATTAATTAATGGAGTAGCCTTAGATAGGGCAGTCAATCAACAGGATAGTACAGCAACAACGATAGATGAATTAAAAAATGATTTTAATACCCTACTTGCAAAACTTATAGCGACTGAGTAAATAAAAGCTTGGAGGTGAGTGTATGACCATTTCACTTGAGGAAGTAAAATTATATTTAAGGGTAGACGGTGATGAAGAAAATACACTCATCACCAGTTTTATTTTATCAGCAGAGGAAATTTGTGAAGAAATTCTAAGATTTCAGCTAACAGAATTTAGTGAATTACCTGAAACAGTAAAACAAGCTATTTTATATGCAGTTGGAAATATGTATGAAGAACGTGAAAAGATAGATATGAAGAAGATACAAGAAGTAATGTCTAGACTACTATATTCATATAGAAAAGAAAGCTGGTGATTATATGGGTATAGGGGATTTGAAAAAAAGAATTACATTTCAAAAGCTTACTAATATCATTAATGATAATGGCTTTGAGATAGAAAATTGGATAGATGTTAAAACAGTATGGGCAAGAGTTAGCAACCTTTATGGAAAAGAATATTTCGCAGCTGCAGCTGTTCAAGCAGAAAACACGATTAAGTTCCTAATAAGATACACTGATGGAATTGATACAGATATGAGGATTTTATTTAAAGGTAAACAGTACAATATAACCTCTATAGACAACATAAAATATGCCAATAAATTCATTGAAATCAAGGCTACGGAGGTGGATGCTGATGGGTAGACTTGAACTTGAAGGGATGGATGTATTAATTGATAAAATAAATAAACTTGGTGAAAAGGGAGAAGAAATTAAAAAGAATGCACTAAAAAGAGCAGGAGATAAAGTTAAGTCCTCCATGGAGAAAAAAGCACCTAGATCAAAATTAGTGAAAAAACACATGGCAGATCATATTAAAATATCAGAGGTTGAAAAAGAAGATGGAGTGGACTTTGTAAGAATAGGACCTAATAAAGGAGATAATTCTGAATTCTACTATTCAAAGTTTACTGAGTGGGGAACTTCAACTATTCCTGCACAACATTGGGCAGAAAAATCGGTGCTAGAAAATAGAAAAGAAATTAATGGAATAATCAAAGAGGAACTTGAGAGGGGGCTAGAGGAGTTTGATTAATAAATTGATTATAGATATCTTAAAGCCTCTAAAAGTTCCAGTGGCATTTCAAAAATATACAGGTAAAGCATCCACATATATTACATTTCATGAGTATATGGGAAGGGCAGAAGGATTTGAAGATGATGAAGAAGTCTTTACAGGACATCATGTTCAAGTAGATGTATGGTCAAAGAAAGATTACACTAATTTAGTAAAAGATATTAAAATAAAATTAAAAGATGTAGGCTTTAAAAGATTAGATGAAGCAGATTTATATGAAAAAGATACAGGTCTCTACCATAAGGGTATGAGATTTTTTTATTTAGAAGAAAAGGAGGAAGGTTAGATGGCAAGACAAATAGGTCTTAGAGATATTCATATAGCAATATTAACAAAAGATGACCATACAGGTGCAACCTATGATACTCCATCAAAGCTTGAAAGAGCAATTAGTGCTAAACTAACGCCTAAAATGAGTTCAGAGAATATCTACTCTGACGATACAGTAGAAGATGTGATTACAGCCTTTGTCTTGAAAGTGGATTATCGATTATTGAAAATCCGAAACGTGGAAAAAGTCATTATGGTAAATGGCTTGGAGATAAAAAGCCTGCCTCGCACTCTGAAATGTTACGACAAACCATTG